AGAATGCCTTCGCCTCCGAGATTGCCTTCAAGTTGGATGACGCCATCTGGCGCGGCAATGGCGCTGGGATGCCGCTTGGCTTCAGCGTGCAGAACTACGGCTCTCGGCTTTTGGTCGAGGTGGCCAAGAAGACCGGCCAGTCCGCTGATACCTTTGTCATCGAAAACGCGACCTCCATGTTGTCGCGCCTTCTGCGCGATCCGGGCGACCGCATTGCATGGTTCTGCAATCCGGACACTATCGGCCAATTCCCGTTGCTGACCGTAGGGACGCAGCCGGTGTTTCTGCCGAACAACAGCGCAGTGGGAAGCATGCAGTACGGCACCTTCTTCGGTTTCCCGGTTGTTGTCGTGGAGCAAGCCGAAACGCTGGGCGACGCTGGCGACATCGTGCTTGCCAACATGAGCAAGTACGTCATGATTACGCAGGGCGGCCTTCGCTCCGCGCAGTCCATGCACGTTCGGTTCATTTTCGACGAAATGACGTTCAAGTGGTCGTTCGACGCGAACGGACAATCGTCCGTCAAGCAACCGATCACCCCGTTCAAAGGCAGCAACACCCTGTCGCCCTTCGTGACGACGGCGGCCCGCGCCTAACCAATAACACCGGAGCGGGCGGCGTAAGTCGCCCGCACTAAGGAGACCCATAATGCCTCGCTATGAACTATTGAACAATTTGCACTTCATCAAGGGACTCGATCCGGTGGCCGACGCCTTCGCGGGCACGGTTTACTCGGATGTGGTTAGCCTTGAAAATCATGAAAGCGCCATCTTTCTCGTCTACAAGGGCGTCGGCACGACCGGCACGAGCACCATCACTGTGGAAGCGTGCGACGATTTTGTGCCGACCAACACCAGTGCCGTAGGCTTTTTGAGCAAGTCCATCACCTCGACCGACATTCAGGGGGCCATGACGGCGCGCACATCGACCGGTTTTACCACGACCGCTGGCAGCAGTCAGATTTACGCAATCCAGGTCAACGTCGAGGAGCTGGTCGCCAGCGGCTACCCTTGCGTCCGGCTCAAATGCGTCGAGGTTGTCGATTCGCCCGTTCTGGGCGGCATCGCCATCGCTTTGGCCGGCCCGCGCTTTGGCGGCTCTGCCACCGCAACTGAAATCGCCTAACGCATGGACCTACGCCTCCAGCTAGTGACCGGCCCGACCGGGTACCCGCTTGAAGCGGCTGACCTCGAAGCGCACTCTCGCGCCCTGGGCCAGCCGCTAGAGCAGCTGGAGCCGTACCTATTCGCGGCGACCGACCATATCGAGACGATCACTAACCGCCGCTGTCTGACGCAGACCTGGAACTTGTTCCTCGACTGCTTCCCGGGCAGCGGCGTTATCCAGCTTCCCTACTCGCCGCTGGTTTCGGTCGCGCACATCAAGTACACCGACTCGACTGGCGTACAGCGCACCTTTGCGGCGACCGAGTACGGCGTATCGACGGCGCGGACGCCGGGAGCCATCGTTCTGGAGTATCAGAAGGATTGGCCTACCGACACGCTCCGCAACACGGACCCAATCGAAGTGCAGTTTACATGTGGGTACGGTCTGGCAACGCAGGTACCGCACCAGCTGCGCCAGGCCATCCGTATGTTGGCGGCGCACTTCTACGAACACCGCGAGGCCGTCATCATCGGCACCACGTCCGCGGTTGATGAGCGCGAGTTGCCTTTCGCTGTGTCGGCGTTGATCGCGCCGTTTCGGGTGTGGCTATGAAAGCAGGAAGCCTCCGACATCTAATCATCATTCAAGAGCCGACCATCGCAGTGGACTCCAACGGCGACCGCACCGACACATGGACGGAGTACGCGACGACCTGGGCCAGTATCGAGACCGGCAACGGGCGCGAGTTTTTTGCTGCCCGGCAGGTTATGGCCGACCTTACGCATACCATTCGGCTACGCTACATCGAAGATCTTAAGCCAGAGATGCGGGTTAAGTACGTTGACCAGAAGACCGGGAAGACGCGGTACTTCAACATCCGCACTATCTTGAACCCGGACGAGCGCAACGAAATGCTCGTGACGCAGGCGCTGGAGGTGCTGATCTAATGGCAGGGGCGCGCAACATCAAAGTCGAGGGCCTTGACGAACTGACGCAGCGGTTCAACAAGCTGATGGCCACAGCCGAAGGGCCAGCGCTGCAGGACGCCATTCTGCAGGGTGCGCGAATGCTTGAGGACGAAGTGGAGCGCCGAGCGCCGATTGCGCCATACGCGACGCATTATCGCGGGCGCATGATTCAGCCGGGCGGCCTGCGTGAGTCGGTCCAGTCGGGCAAGGGGCGCAAGCATAAGAATTTCCTTCAGGCATACACCTTCACGCTGAAGGGCAAAGCGCCGCACGCCTACATGGTTGAGTTCGGCACCAGAGCGCATACGATTCAGGGCAAGAAAATGCGGATCCGCGGCGCGGCGTTTAGCTGGCTCAAGCGGCTTGGCGACCAAGTGCGGACCAAGATCCAGCATCCGGGCGCACGCCCCGCGTTTTTCTTTCGCGACTCCATCAAGGCCAAGCGCCTGCAGATCAAGCGGCTCATCGAGGCCCGCGCTAAGGCCGCGTTTGAAGCCATCACGAGGGCCGCATGAGGCTCTACCAGGCGCTGTATAAGTACCTGCAGACGCAAGCGCCAGTGACGGCGCTGGTGGGCACGCGGGTGTACGACGCGCACGCCGACCAAGGCCGCGCGACCAAGTACCCGTGCGTCGTCATTGAAATGATCGACGACCAGCAGTTTCATTCCATCGGCGCGAATCCAACCGCAACGCGCCGGCCGGTGAATTTTTACTGCATGGCGCAGGGCAATGGCAAGGCGAGCGACGACCTCGCCGACATCGTCTACACCGCCATCATGGGCCAAGAGGCGGCCATCGGCTCAGCCAGCGGCCTCACAGTTCGTAGTACGCATCTCAACGGGCGCAGAAACGAGTACGAGGACGCGCTCGAAACTGACAAGAAACTTTACGCAACGATCGTGGAGTTCGACATTATTCACGACCTCTAAGGAGCACTTATGGCAATTCTGGCTGGCAACGCAGGCAGTTTCCGACTGAGCACTAACACCGTGCTTGAGATCGACACGTGGACACTCGACGTGTCCACCGGGCTCGAAGAAACGCAGTCGTTCGGCGACACGTGGAAGGAGCGGACGGCGACCATCCGTGAGTTTAGCGGCACGGCGAGCGGGCGCTTCGACAACGCCGACACGAACGGCCACGTCGCGCTCAACACGGCGTTTTTGGGCGGCACGAGCGTTAGTGCGCGGTTCTACATCAACGGCACGAATTACTACAGCGGCACCTGCTTTGTTCAAGGCAGCCTGAATGCTTCCGAGAACGGGCTGGTGACCGCCAGCTACACGTTGACCGGCAGCGGCGCACTGACGTACACCTAAACCTAGGAGGCCATATGGCAGTTCTCGCAGGCCGCAACGCAGACATCTACCTCGCCACCGGGGCGGGCACCAGCATGACCGGACAGGCGACGACCGCATTGGGCGGCGGCGTCTACCAGATCACGCTGGCCGCCCGCCGGGCGATTAATCCCAACGCCTCGCTGACTGTCCTTGACGGCGTTACGACGGTTTCTCCGGCGTTGTATCAGGTCGCTTGGGGCAATGGAAAGATTGTTTTCCCGAGCTACACGCCCGCTGGCGCGATCACGGTAACCGGCTCGTTCCTGACGTTGTCAAAAGCCGCGCAGGGCACCGACTGGACACTCGATATCACCCCTACTCTTGAAGAGGTCCAGGTATTCGGCGACGCTTGGAAGTCGCGGGCCGTGGTGCAGCGCGAGGGCACTTGTACGTTTGGCCGGTTTTACGACGACGCGTACTTTGTGACGAACTCGGCCAGCTACTACGTGATCGACCTGTACGCCGACTTTAGCAACACTGTCCGTTGGCGCTTTGGCGCCTCGCAATCGTCGGTCGGCATCAGCGTCGGCGAGAACGAGATCATCCGTGAGAACGTATCTTTCTCGACCATCGGAATCGTAGACTATTAACATGAAGACCCTTGCCGACCGCATCTTAGCGGTGCAACTCAAGACGGAAGTGATCGACGTGCCCGAGTGGGACGCGAAAGTTGGAATTACCGAGATGGACACCGGCCAACGCATCCGGTTTGGCGAAGACGCCAAGAAAACCCCGGCGCTGGCCATGGTGCGGGTGCTGATCGCATCGGCGTTTGACCCAGACACGGGCAAGCCTGTCTTCGAGCAGGCTCACCAGGACGCGCTGCTGGGTATGTCTGGCTGCGTCATCGACCGCGTCGTAACGGAAATCTGCCGCATCTCCGGCCTGACCGAGAACGCGGCGGCAGAAGCGGCAAAAAACTAACCGGCGAGCGTAAGTTTGCATTTGCGCTCGCCGAGCATCTACACATGACAGTTGGGCATTTGCTGGCGACGATGTCATCGAGCGAGTTTTCCGAATGGGGAGCGTATCTGGACATGAAACACCAGGAGCAAGAGCGGGCGTCGAAGGAAGCGGCTGCTAAGGCGCGAGGTCGCCGCTAGTGCCGGTTCTCAGCAACCTGATTGTCCGCATCGGGGCCAGCACTGACGACTTCGACAAGAAGGTCAATGCCAGTCTGAATAAGATCAAGCGCTTCGGTGCGGACGTGGCGCAGGCCGGGCAGGCGTTGTCGATTGGAATCTCGGCACCGCTGGCGCTGGCTGGTGCCGCGGCACTCAAGGCCGCGTCGGACATGGAGACGCTGTCCAAGGGCCTGTCGGCCACCATGAAGTCGACCAGTGCGGCGGCTGATGAGATGCAGCGACTGAAGGAAGTCGCCAAGCTACCCGGCTTGGGGCTGGAGGAGGCCGTCAAGGGCTCAATCAGACTTCAGACGCTGGGCAATAGTGCCGCGGACTCGCGCCGCATCATGAGCGAGTTGGGCAACGCGCTGGCCGTTGTCGGCGGCGGCCGCGAAGACTTCTCGGAAGTCATCCGGCAGCTGTCGCAGCTGGGCGCGGTCGGCAAGGTCACAAAGGAAAACCTAGACCCGATCATCGAGCGTATCCCGCAGATCGCCGCAATCATCAAGGAAAAGTTCGGTCCGGCGGCGTTGGGCAATCCGGCTGAGACATTTGAAAAACTGGGCATCTCGTCGCAACAATTTATACGCATCATCGTCGACGAACTGGCCAAAGGCGACCGGGCGGGCGGCACGTTTAAGAACTCGCTTGAGAACCTCCGCGACGCGGCCACGCAGACGGCGGCCGAGTTCGGCAAGGCATTGCTGCCAGTCGGGCAAAAGGTCATCGACGAGTTTCTTAACCCAGGCGTTGAACGCGCGAAGGCGCTGGCCGATTCATTCAACAGCCTGTCGGAAAGCACAAAGACAACCGTAATTGAGTTGGCCGCATTTGCTGCTGCGCTGCCGGTCGCCATCTTAGTGCTCGGCACAATGGCCGAAAAGATTGCCGCGATCATCCAGGGCATTATAAAGCTCAAAGTCGCCATTGCCGCTATCATCGGCGTCCTGGGTGCGTTCGGCGCGGCGCTCAATACGCAGGTGCTGGCCATGGCTGGCGTCACGGCCGGCACGCAGGCGGCGGCTGTTGCCATCGGCGTATTTTCAGCGGCTGCCACCGTGGCCGTCGCCAGCTTGGCGGCTCTGGCATATGCAGGGTATCAGTGGTACGACGCGCAGGAATCGCTGAACCGGTCCAGCCTGAACTTGTCCAACACGACCGAAATGTTGCTCAAGAAGTTGCGCGGAAAGACTCCAGCGGTTGCGGAACTGGAAAAGCAGTATCGGTCTGGCGCAATTGGGCTCGAAGAGTTTAACGCCAAGCTGCTGGAGATCGCTAAGAGCCTAAGCGCAAAGGGGCAAGTAACGGGCGCGGCAACGGCTGCTACGCAATCGCTAACCCAAGCATCGGCGCTTGCTGCGGGTGCTATAGAGCAATACCGGCAGGTAGTGGTATCCAGCTACGAGGAAGACTTCAAGACGGCCGTTCTTAAAGAGCGCCTGTCGATCCTGCAATCCGACTACACCCAGCGCCTCAACGACGGCGTGGCCGCGCTGGTCAAATACGGCAGCGCCGCCGGGGCGGCTGCGGCCGCGCTACAGGAAATGCGAATTGCGGAGATGCCGCCGGACATCGGCAGCGCTATTGACATCCGCAAGCTGCCAACACCGATTGGCATGCCCGGGCTCCCGGGCGAGGCCGTACTTACGGGAGCAGAGCAGGCCCGCTCCGCCAAGCGCGGCGCGGACATGATCAAGATTCTGTCCCGCGACGTGGCGAGCGACTGGAAGAAGACGCAGCAGGCCATCTCCCGGCAGGTCTCCACCATCGTTACGGATTTGTCGCGCGGCCTGGCCGACATCATCGTAAGCGGTGGCAAGGTGGGTGAGAAGTTTGAGGAGTTGGGCAAGCAGATAGCTAAGTCACTCATCCGGACAGTAATTGAGAACGGCATCAACAAAGTCATCGGCGCTCTCGGCGGGCTGATGAGCAGGCTGGGAGGAGTCGGCGGCGCACTGGGTGGTTTGTTGGGCGGCACGGGGGCGCGCACGGCGACCTCGGCGATACCCGGCGTGCTGGGCGGCGCGGCCAACGCGGCTATACCCGCGATAACAGCGGCGGCACCAGCAAGTAGTGGACTGGGCTCTGCCATTGCGGCGGCCAACCCCGTCACGGCGGTCGTGAATGCGGTGGCTGGCGTGGCTACGGCGGTGTCGTCGATCATCTCGAACTTCCAGTTCGCCGCGATGAACAAGACCTTGGACCTAATCGAGAAGGAAGTCCGCTACTCGCAGATCCACCTCTTGCACTTGCTCGAAAAGAATAACGAGTACCTTCCCAAGTTAAAGGACATCTGGGACAGCATGATCCGCATGGAGACGCGGCAGATGGGGCTGGCTGGCGGCGGCGGGGCAGTGACCATCAACATCAGCACGACCGGCGACACGCGCCAGCTGCTCGACGCATTGACCCGTGAGCTTAAACTGCTCGGAGTGATACCTCAGTGAGTATCGACGTTTACATCGGCGGAAGTATTCGCGAGATTGTTCCCTACACGCTGTCGCTTTCGGCGACTTTGGGCAACCGGGCCACCTTCGGCTGTCGCGTCGTTTCGACTAGCGGCGCCTACCGACCGCAGCAGGGGCAGCTTGTGGAAATCTGGACCGGCGGCACAAAACTGTGGGCCGGGAGCATTGACGAAGTCTCTGAAGTCTCGATCACCGAGGCAGGCGCGGCGGCAGGCGCTTTCTACGAGATATCGGGCATCACTTGGGAACAGCGGCTCGACCGGCGGCGGTGCTTTAACCCGTCGACGGCGCTCCCCGCGCACTACGACGGCAGCTACGTTTACACGGCCGACGCCAGCACGAATACGCTTACGACGGCGTCCGCGCATGGCAGGGTGAACGGCGACAAGGTCCGAGTCAAGGCGCACGCGCAGGGGGCCATTTGCGGCGGTTTAGATGGCACGATAGAGTACTTCGTGGTCAACGCTGGGGCGACGACGCTGCAACTATCTTTGACTTCTGGCGGCGGGGCGGTGGACATCACCGACACCGGCACGCTCGACCAGGTGCTTGTGACCGGGCGCGCTGGGCTGATCGTCAAAGACCTCATCACCAACTTTGCGTCCAACGAAGGGATCGGCAGCACGAACGTCGACGACGGCGTTGTGGTGGACGTAGTCACGTTTGACGCGAGCACGACGGTATCTGAGGCAATCGGGCAGCTGGCCGCACTGTGCAACTTTGTCTGGTGGATCGACGAGGACCGCGAGCTGTTTTTTAAGCCGCGCACGTTTGCGACGGCGCCGTTCAGCATTTCGACAAGCAGCGCCAATTATCGCTCGCTGCAGGCCCGGCGCACGAGAGAGGACAAGACCAACGCCACGCTGTCGCGCGTTCCGGCCGAGCAAGTGGCGGCGCTGGTGGAGCCCTTCACGGGCGACGGCACGGCGCGGACTTTCACGCTGACCAAACGGCTGGGCCAGATCGTAAGCATTCGGCTGAATGACCAAGACGTAGATTTCGGGCAGTATTTGTCGGACACGGACAAGGCATGGTATTGGCAGTTCGGCGCGACTGCGATTCGCCAAGACGCTGGCGGCGACGTGCTGACCAGTGCCGACACGCTGACGGTATCTTACCGGGCGCTTGGCGCTGACACGATTACTGCCGAAGATGCGAGCGACATCAGCGGCACTATCACGCAGGAGGGCGGCGGCAGCGGACGCTATGAGGCGTTCTTGGAGCGCGACCTGGGCCAGCTACAGGCGCTCGCCGAAGCGCAGCAGGTCATCGCGGCGAAGAAAGACCCCGTCACCGAAATCAGCTACGAGACCGACGAGCAGGTTGAGCCGCTGTGCGTCACCGTTCGGCCTGGCCAGATCCAGACCATCGCCAACACGCCGCGCGGTGTTTCGTCGTCGTCGTATCTCATCCATGACGTGCAGGTCGCCGACGTGGCTGGGCTTTATTTGCGCTTCCGCGTCCGCGCCATCACCGGCACGAGCATCGTTGGCGTGCAGGAGTACTGGCGGGCGTTGGCCGGCATGGGCGGGGCAGTAACGACTATCAGCGGCACCAGCGGCGGCAGCAACAGCACGAGCACGCCGACGGCACCGGACAACGTCACGGGCGTTACGGCGACGAGCGAGTTTGCCGACGAGACCACGCTCCGCATTAAGCTGTTTTTTACCGCGCCATCGCCGCTGGGCGACTTTGTCGGCGTCCACGTCTGGGAAGAGCCAGTCGACCAAAGCACGGGCGGTGCCGTGCCACTGAACTCTTCCGCGACTCTTGGCGGCACGCGCAACCTGGGCGGCACCTTCGCTCCGATCGACCGCGGCTACCATCTCACCAGTCCGGCAACGATCTACATCCCGCGCCCGACGCAAAGCGAGGCCAAGCGGTTTTATTTGGCTAGCTACTCAGAGACCGCCGAAGCTGAACTGGTCCGCGCAGGCAGCACCAATGCGACGCCCAACGTGACCATCGCCGTCGGCGACACGGTTTACCAGTCCGGCGAAGAGTATGCGCGGCTGGTGACCGGCGTGAGCGTGAGCGTGCAGTACGACGACTCGCAAGTAGCCTCGCCGAAGTACCGGTTAGTGTTCGGCTGGACCGCGCCAGCGTCGCCTCCGGCGGCCTGGCAACGCGAGTTCGGCGGCGTGCAGATCGTTTACGAGTACGAGGATGGCAACCGGGCGCAAGGCCCGGCTCTGGCGGTCAATGAGACAACGGCGCGGAGCGACTGGTACGACCTTTACGTTGGGTCGTCGATTATCCGCTGTTGGTTTGTGTCTATGGACGCGAGCGAAAAGCCGCGCATCAACACCATCGTCTCTGGCCTAACGCCAAATGCCGACGCGACTGTTACTTGGCCGCTGGCCAGTCGGCCAGTGCTGACGCCATACGCCGACAACGTGACCGGTTTTACGGCGAGCAACGCCCGCTACGTGACTAACGGGCAAGGGCAGAAGTCCCTGCTGATTGACCTGGCGTGGGCGCAACCAAGCGGCGCGGCGGCGCTGGCAAGATGGGGCGGCGTGGTGATCTGGCTGCATCTGCCCACAAACGAGAAAATCCAGGTTACCGGCGCGGAGACCGGAACCGGCCTGACGGCAGAGTTTTCGGCGTTTCCGCAAGCGGCGGCGACGTGGCTGTTCTACGCCGTTTCGATCGACAACAACGCCAATGCCAACACGGACGGCCGCAATCCGGCGGTGGGCACGCCGTCGGCGACCATTGCGGTATCGCCGCCGTCGGCTGGAGCGGCTGGCACGGAATGGACCTCGCACGTGACCGGCGCATCGTTTGCCGCGGCAACGGTGGCCGGGTCGGACGGCACTACGCTACAGCGCATCACGGCGACGTTTACGGCTCCGGCTGATGTGACCTGGGGCGGCGTCGAACTTCGCGTCTACGACGGCGCAACGCTGCTGTCGTCGGTGGCCGCGACGCCGTCGCCCATTTCGCTGAACATCCCGAATCCGGCAGCGGCCACAACGGTGACGGCCAAGCTGGTCAGCTTCGACGTCAATAACAGGACTAACAGCGAAGTCGCCGGTACACCGCAAAACACGCTCAACATTGGCAGCGCGGCGGGGACGCTGGACCTGCGAAAGTACTTGCCAGCGTCGAGCGACCTCTTCACCATCAGCGGCGGAAAGATTATTGTCGCTGCCTCGCAGATCACCGAAACGGCCATTGCCAGCGGCGCTATCAGCACGCCAAAGCTACAGGCGAATGCCATCACCTCTAACGAGATCGCGGCAAACGCGGTGATCGCTGGCAAGGTGGCCGCCAACGCCATCGGCGCAACGCAGATCGCCGCGAACGCCGTCACCACGGCCAAGCTGGACGCGACCGAAATCAGCGTCGGCGGCGGTGGGTCGAAGCCCGGCAAGTTTGGCGTGTACAACGCGAGCGGCTCATCAATCGGGTTTATTGGCGTGGAGTCTGGCAACGAGGGCGGTTGGCTGAAGACGCTGTCGGTGGGCGGCACGAGCTACGCGAACGGCAAGCTGAAAGCCGACAGTAGTGGCAACGTGACGATTAACGATGCAACGCTGACACTCAACCTCAACGGCATCACGACGACGATAAGCAATGCGAGCGATTCAATCGGGTCTACGATCGCTGGCATGCGGATCACGAATAATACGAGTAGCTACTACACGAGCTACCGATCGGACTCGATCGCGTTGACTGACGGAAGTGTTGCTCGCGTTCGAATCGGCGCCGGCGGCGGAAGCCCCGATCCAGGCGGAACGGTTGCGGTCAACAATACCAGTGGGAGCACGACCATCACGCTGACCGGCGGCAGTGGTATTGTCAGCGCTTCAAGTTTTTCTATCGGCGCAACACCCGGCACCACTGCCTCCACCAGCGTCCTCACCGGCCTTACGGTAACCAGCGTGAACGCGCTTGGCTCGTTGACCGTGACGACCGCGAGCATCAACTACTTGGACGCGCCGGCCAGCGTGAACGCGGTTACGGGCGTCAATACTACGCTGGTGTCGGCCGTTACCGGCGTGACGACAACCAGCGTCACGTTGCAATACCTGGACCACAGCAGCAACCCGCAAACGCAAAGCGTCATCACGTCGGTAAGCAGTTCGTCGACTAGCGTCGTTTCGTTTTCGTCGCTGGTTACCACGACGCTCACCCGCAACAGCAGCACCTTGGTAAGCAACGTGTCGGCCAGCGTGAACAGCATCGGCAGCGCGTCGGGCCTGACATCAGCCACGCTTGGATTTACTGGCGGCATCCGCACGTCATAATAGCTTTATGGACACCATCCAACTGACCAAACAACAGCAGGCGCGGCTCAACCAGTGCGTCTTGGAGATCAACGCGAACAGGGCGAAGATCGCGCCGCTACAGGACATTGAGAAGACGTTGCAGATGACCGTGCAGATGGTCCTGCAGACTATTCTGGAGTCGCACGACGTGGACCCGGCTGCTTCGTACCAGATGAACGCCGACGCCACGGCGCTGGTGCGCGTCGAGGCGAAGGAGTAGCATGCCCTGGCTGTCGCGAGTCAACTTCATCGCCAGCGACACGCTCTCGTTCACGGACATCAACAACCTCGGGAACGACATCCGCGCTTGGGGCGACAACGTCAACGGGGGCGGCTACACGCTGTCGAACGTGGTGGTATCGGCGGCTGGCATTACTGCGAGTGGTTCGTTGGGGGTGGGCACATCAACGCCTAGCTGGCAGGCCACCGTCTACGGCACCGGCCAAAACACAGCCGCGCTTACCGACGCAGGGTCGAAAAGCGCATCGCTGTTCGTTGGCAGTTCTAACGGCTCCACCGGGGCTGGCGGGTCCGTCTTGTTTGGAGGCATTGTCGCTAATGGAGTCACCTCGCACTGGGCGATCAAGTCGCTGATCACCTCGACAACGGCCAACGGGACGGGCGACCTAGCCTTTGTGGCGAGAGCCGCAGCCGGGGATACGAGTCTTACGGAGCGGATGCGAATCACATCCGGCGGAAACGTTGGCATTGGAACTACTACTCCTGGGGGCAGGGCGACTATAGTATCTGGCGACGCTGCCACGTCATCCAACCAGGTGATTATCAGCGGCGGTCGTACCGTAAGCGACGGCGCCGGTGCGATCCTTTTCACGAACTCGTTTTGGAACAGCGGGTTCGGCGCTGCGTTTATCCGTGGTGTTGATTCGGGAGCGTCTGGCGGTCACTTCGAGATTGCTACGCTAAGCGATGGCTCCGGCTCGTCGGGGACGCCGACGACGAGGGTGAGGGTTACGTCGGCGTCTAACGTGCAGATCGGCGGCACCGCAAACCGCGCCACGACGGCAGGAACGAATCAGTTGGTGCTTTTCAACGGCACCGCGCCGGTCGGGACACTGACCAACGGGGCATCGTTTTACGTGACCAGCGGCGAGATGCGCGTAATGGATGCGTCCGGCAACGCAACGCTGCTGTCGCCGCACGACCGCCTGACCAACGAGTGGATTTACGATTCTTCGCACACGCCGACCGGTAGGCGGTTGCGAATCGACGTCGAGCGACTGCTCCGGTTCATCAATGCTCATTTCGGCTTGGACTGCATCAGCGAATTTACGGAGGAGGCACAATGAGGACTATATTTGCACTGCTGCTGTTTGCTGCACCCGCGCTGGCTGACCTGTGCGGCCAGCAGCGCATTACGGCCACGGGCTACGTGCGCTTGATGTGCGTAGATTATCCGGCTATGCGCCGCATGACGGGCATGCCCATATTCCCGGACCGCAAGGCGCAGCAGGTCTGGATCGCGTCGAGCGACACGAGCATCACCGGCTACCGCGTGGCGATTCGCTACCGGGAGGCCGGGCGCGAGGTCGAGGCGGTGCAGTATGTGGACCGGCTGCCGCAACCGGAGAGCGCGGCGTTCTGGTTGCTGGGCGACGTGCAGATACTGGCCGTGACGGTAACCGAGTTGCGCCCGGCCATCGTCGCGACACTGGAGGCCGCATGGTAATACCGATCATCACCAAAGACCCATCTGCGGAACTGGACTACGGCTTTGACTGGCTGACGGACGGCTGGCTGGCGACCGGCGAAACCGTTATCACATCGTCCTGGACCGTGCCAAGCGGCCTGACGCAAATCACGACCGGCATCACGGGCGGCACAATCACGGTCGTGTGGATCGGGGGCGGCACCGTAGGCACTGACTACACGCTCGTCAACCGCATTGTCACCAGCGCCGGCCGCACCGACGAACGCTCGATCATTCTTCGCGTGAGGAACCGCTAGTGCCGACCATGACCATTGCGCAAGTCTACGGGCCGTGGAGCGGCACGGCAGATACGTGGGCCACGAGTACGGGCACGTGGGCCGACGGCGCGGGGTCATGGGACGACACGGCCATCACTTGGGCCGAAGCGCTGCAACCGTGGGCGGTGTCGTTCGCGGGCACCGCATCGCGGCTGTTTGAAGTGCGGCAAGAGATTCGTATCACCAACATCGACTACGACGCCCGGATCATCGGCGTCGAACCGGAGGGCTAATGGCCACTATTACTACCATCCTTGCGACCGATATCATCGCGGCATCGCGCGTAACGCTCAACACAAACTTCACCAACCTGAACACCGACAAGGTCGACGTCAACAGCACCTACGCTGATCCGGCGTGGCTGACGTCGCTGGCCGGCTCAAAGGTTACCGGCAACATCGGCGGCAACGCGGCGACCGCCACGGCGCTGGCAACGGCGCGGACGATTGCAGGGGTGTCGTTTAATGGCACGGCCAACATTGCCATTCCGTCAACGGGGCTGAGCGACACCGCGCAACTGGTTCGTAACAACGCGGCAAACAGTTACACGGCAGGCTTTAAGCAGACGTTCGCCAGCAACGCCACGACGGCGGGCGCGGCGTTCGGCGGGGCGATTACAGCGGATCCTTCGAGCGTGGCGGCGGGCGACTTCTGGTACCGCTCCGACTTGGGCACGTTCGGATTTCGCAACGCAACGGCAGTAGATGCGCTGGTCGCGGGTGGCCGCGCCGTCGCCTCCGGCCAAGTTCTCTACGGGACTGCGGCGGGGGTGGCGGGGAGTGAGGCGAACCTGTTCTGGGATGCGGCGAATGATCGGTTGGGGGTGGGGACGAATGCGCCTTCGTCGAAAGTAAGCGCTGTTGTCGATGCAACTACGGATAGTGGCTTTAGGGTTAACTACACAGGCCGGACGAGTAATTTAAACATTCAGGCAGACGGCGCGGACAACCTTTATGCTCGCGTAAGCGGTGGAAGGCTGTATCTAGGCACGGTGACCGCTGGCAACGATTTTTTTCTACTTGCTGGTTCTGTGACATCGCGGGCTGTTTTGAACGGCTCCACCGGCAACCTCCTCCTCGGCACCACCACCGACGACGGGACGAATCGGTTGCAGGTGGCGGGGAGTGCGCGGCTTGCGACTACTGCCAATGGAACTCCGGTCGCTCTGGCGTTGTTGGCAACTGGAACCGGGTCTGATGCCACTGTGGATACAGTGGGGTCTGGCGCATATATGTATTTGCGCTCAACTTTAGCGTCGCCTTATGCTGGCACGCAAATCAATAAAACCACTAATACAGTACTGTGGTTTACCGGAACGCAAGGTCTGGATACGTACGGCTGGTTTACGGGCAGTTCATTTACGAGGCTTGCTTCGCTAACGACCGGCGGCACCTTCAGTCTCTACAACGAAACTCCCACCACCGGCTCAACCAGCCTCGTCGTCCGGGCGGGGGCGGGGCAGGGGTCGAACAACCTCACGACGTGGCAGAACTCGGGCGGGACCGCAATGGCTTCAGTGCGTGGGAGCGATGGAGCCCTATTCGCTCCAATTCTTTCCACCTTTGACACCCAAACCGCTGGAATCTCAACGAGTACGGCTGGTCATGCTAACGGGGTAAATTTGAATAGTTCCGCCCTTACGGCGTGGTCGAGTACGTCAAGCTGGTTCGGCACCAAAGACCTCTCCCTCTCCCGCGCCTCGGCGGGTGTGCTGCAGGTGGGGGACGGGGGGAGTAATGCGAATGGTGGGTTGTTCGCGTCTTCTATCGGCGTCGGCGTCACCCCGTCGATTGCGGCGAACGTCAATCAGGTGATTATCCGGGGTGGGTCGGCGCAGAGTACGACGAATTTGACGACGTGGCAGAGCAGCGGGGGGGCGGCGCTAACTGCAATTGCCAATGATGGCGGCGTGAATACGTTTGGCGGGTACTTTGCCATGCTCAACAGCGCCGGGTCGTTAAACGAAGTCTTGATCCAAAACAACCTAGACTTTGCCTCCGGGCGCATTGCGCGCTGGTCGAGCACGACCAACGCCACCGGCACCAAAGACCTCTCCCTCTCCCGCGCCTCGGCGAACACGTTGCAGGTGGGGGACGGGGGAGCGAATGCGTTGGGACAAATTAGAACAAGAAGCCTTGGCGGGGTCAATGCGTCTTCTGTTTTGAAGTTCTATCAATTTGATGGAACTGCATTTCTCTCTTCAGATTTTAGCCTTAGCTGGAAAACTACAACCAACGCAGATGGAGGCTCGGTTGATACCGGACTCGCCCGCAACGCCGCCGGAGTCGTCGAAGTCAACAACGGCACGGCGGGAACCTTCCGCGATCTTTACCTGCGCGGCGTTCGTCCCGTCGGCTCCACCGTAGCCAACCTTCCCACGGCGTCCGGCAACACCGGCATGATGGCGACCGTAACCGACGCGAACGCAACCACCATCGGCACCACCGTAGCCGGGGGTGGGGCAAATACGGTGTTGGTCTGGAGCAACGGCACCAACTGGCGCATCTACGCGAACTAAACATTTTCCGCCGCCGCCATGCGCTCGTGCTGGCGCGGCCAACCGGGGCTAGCCGACCTGATACGATACAAATGAGGTCGTAACGAGGACATGGACGTGAAACTGACCATCCAGCGCGGGACTCTTCCCGCATATGAAGTGATGATCCCGGCGGCGACCGTGGAAGTGGCCGACGCTTACAGCGAAAGCATTGGCCTCGCAAATGTCGAACACCTGATGCTGACCATGCTGCTTGACAACGTGTTGAAGGCCATCATTCTTCCCCGCGCTGAGTACACGCCCGAAGTGGCGGCGCACATCGCGGAAATGGAAGCCGAGCTGGCGACGAAGAAACGCGAGCTGGAAATGGCAAAGCTCATGCCGCTCCTCCCGACCCTCAGCATTGACGGAGAGCCTACGTCTTTGCCGCGGATTGCGGCGGCGGCGAAGGCGAAGAAGGAAGCGGAGAAGGCTGCGGCTGAAGCGGCGGCGCAGCAGGCGGCGCAAGAGCCTGTGACGGAGCCGACGCCGGAGCCGACGCCGGAGCCGACGCCGGAGCCCGAACCGGACGCCAATGCCTAACCAGCTGACCCGCGACTTCAGCGACGCCGAGTTCGCCTGCAAGCACTGCGGGCGGCTTGGCGTGCAGTTGCGGCTGGTGGAGGCGCTGCAAGGGCTGCGCGATAAACTCGGCGTTCCGCTGACTATCACCAGCGGCTACCGGTGCGCCCAGCATCCGGTCGAGGCCAAGAAGGCCGCGCCGGGCTGGCACACGAAGGGGCTGGCGGCTGATGTCGCTGGGCCAACGCCGCTCACTATCTGGCAGGCATTGGTGGACTTTCCCGAGTTTGCTGGTGTGGGCGTGGCGATCCACCAGGGGTACGTGCATCTGGACATTCGGCCCGGTGTGCCAAGCGGGGGACGCGTGGTGTGGGCGTATGACCGGAGCGGTAAAGACGTGAAGTGGAGCGGCAAATGGGCCGAACTGCCGAAGTAGTCCGCGAGGCCGTCATTGTCGTGCTGCTGGGCGCGCTTGCGTGGCTGACGGCCGAGACTGTGCTGGCTGTGCGCGACGCGCGACGCGTCATCGGGGAGATGCCGGACGTCGTGGACGCGGCGCTGGCCCGTGAGGCTGAGTTGACGCGGGGCGAACTGGCCGACCAGAGCGCGTTATGGCGGCGGCTGGTCGCGTCCGAAAGTGGGCGGGCTCGGGCTGCGGCGGTGGCCGAGAGCGCGGCTTGGCGCGTGGCGACCGAGGCGCAACTGGCCGGCGCAAGGATCGACCTGCGCGACGCCATCGACCGACAGGGCGCGGCGGTGCTGGCGACGGTGCGCCCGGCGACAGAAGCGGCCACGGCGGCCCTGGACGAGTACCGGATGGTGCCGCGCATCATCGGCGCACGGCTGGACCCGTGGACCGATTGCAGGGGCAACGGTGCGTGCTGGCAGGCGCAGACGACGGCGCTGTTGGGGGCGTCGCGTGTTACTGCGGGTGAGGCGTCTAAAGCGGCGCGGTCTATCAATGCGGCGGTGCCGTCGATCGTGGCGTCGGTCGATACGACCACGGCAAATGTTGCCCGGCTGACGAAGCCGGATTCCATGCGGATGCGGATACTTAAACTCGTGGCTCCGATTGCCGGAGGGGCCATATTCGGAGCGATTCGATGAACTGGTTAATGAAAATTGGATCATGGTTTGGCGGTCGTCAAATGCGCGACGCCGTAGCACTGGCCGAGCAGGCGCTGCCGATTGTGCGACTCGTGGCGACGCTGACGCCGACGCGGGCCGACGACGAGATACTACGAGCCGCGCAGGAGTTGGGCGTGCCGATTGCGAAGCAATGGCTCGCGCTGGAGCCGTCCGACCGCGGCCGGGCTCTTCTGCAGATTGCATCCAGTGCGCTGAAAGCGCGCGTACCCAGCGCGGCTGGTCGTGTCATCGACCT